CGGGGATGTCATTGACAACCTCGATACTTCGATCGTCGATCGACTAGCGGCGGATTACTTCTATGTTATGCGTCAAGAAGAACTTATAAACGAGCAAACTGCTACGTGTACGTTCTTTGATGCTATCACAGGAGGTCCGATTACCGTGACTGCCACTTCCCGCTACACATCTGGGTGTAAATCCAGGTTAGTAGGGGATCCTTTTGGCTTTGCGACTCCACAGAATTCACTCAGTGGAGTCCAACTATCGATTCTGGGTGCCCTAGGGCTATCCAAACTTCGGTAGCATTACCGAGTGTACACGGAATGTACACGTGTAAAGCGTAAAAGTAAGGAGCTTCTAGTGCTTGCTGATCCTCAAAGTGTTACCGTCAATGCCGTTGCTATTCCATTGCCTCGTACCCAACAGGGTCCGACGGTTAATGTGTATACTTCGGCCGATGGTAAGACCCTCATGACGACGAAGCAGAATATTACGTCTGCTCGTTTCCGTCGTGAAGTCCGACTGGCTCAAACGAAAATCGCTGCAGATCCTATCTCAGCGGTTAACAAAGAGTCAGGCTTCAGTGTGTATCTCGTCGTTGACGAGCCACGCTCTGGAGTTTTCTCGGATGCGGAGATCGGCTACGTGATCGATGCCTTGAAGACTTGGCTTTCATCGGCCAATTACAACAAGGTACTCGGCGGTGAGTTCTAAGTCTCTAATGCGCGATTTTGGTATCACAACTTGGGATATCATCATCGTTAGCGTTGAGTTCATATTACTCATCGTTCTCATTAGCTTCACGCTTCTGAGATTCGCGTAGAACCGACAGTTGTCGGAGTAAAGCCTAGACGGTCCTGTTTCCACCATATTAATGGAGGTTACAGTGAAAAGACCGACCAAGCTCGTCCAAGCCATTCTGAGACAACTCAGTTTGGACTTAGACTTGTCCGTAGAACGCGATCTGCAACGTATCGCAGATCGTTGTGAACACGAGGGGCTCTCGTTTTTAACGATTACCCTTCCTCAACTTTCCGATGCTCTCGAAAGAGGCTTGGAAGCTGGGACGTTCACATGCCCTAGTAATTTTGCTAGGCATGGAAGTCTCCCCCGTTTTATGGGAGGTTTCTTCAAACGTGTGTTCAATAAGGATGGTAAGCTACATCCTGAACCCTGCCCTTACACCATCGCTGGTATAAGGCAAGTTTGTCGCTTCTTTAAGAAGCTGAAACTTGAGTGCAGTCCTAAGCGTAATGCTGAGGCTGTACAGCATTTCAGTGACGTAGAAGGCGAACTCCGCCAGATGACCTCTCAAGTTGAGAGAAAGGATAATATCCTTGACAAAATATCTGGAATCCTATGGTCTCAGGTCTTTCCTGAGCCTAGTTACCTTGATTTTGTTTGTCATCACGGTCCTGGTGTCACTGCAGATCGTTATCTCTCTAACGAGAGGTATCGTATCCGCAAGTGGAACACCAGATCGGAGCTCACTTTCCCTTCCGATCTCCACTGCTTCCCCAATTATGGAGTCGCAGCAGAGGCCGGAGGTAAAAGGGAGAGTGATGTATGCGCAGAGGGGATAAACTACTTGGATTTACGGGATGAACTTCCCGTCCGAGTAGTTTTTGTTCCTAAAACGCAGACGTCGCCACGAGTCATTGCGATTGAGCCTTCACATATGCAGTATATGCAGCAGTCCATTAAGGACCATGTATATACGATATTGGAGAATCATCCGCTGACTAGACATTCTATTCGCTTTACGCGACAGGATGTTAATCAGAGACTCGCTTACCAAGCAAGTAAAGATAGACGACTAGCAACGCTAGACCTGAAAGATGCGTCTGATCGTGTGCATTTGCACCTCGTTCAGCGCATTTTTAAGACCTCAGGGCTCCTCGAATACCTCGAGGATGCTCGTTCTTTACATGCTGAGTTACCCAACGGTACGAACATGGTATTGTTTAAGTATGCTTCTATGGGAAGTGCTTTATGCTTCCCTGTAGAGGCAATGGTGTTTTACACCCTTATTCAATCTGCCATGCACATACTCGATGGGAGGCGTCCGAGTTCTCGATCAATTCACCGTTATGGTAAATCGATTGATATCTACGGGGACGATATTATTGTTCCTGTAGAATACGCGGACTTTGTCGTAAATTACCTTGAGAGCTATGCTTTAAAGGTAAACGTCAACAAGTCGTTTAAGGCGTCTGCCTTTCGCGAATCTTGTGGTGCGGACTTCTATGCAGGTGTACCGGTTAATCCCGTGTATGCCCGTATGGTGCCGCATGACGATTTACGACGCTGGGAAGCAGACACGATTATGTCTTGGAACGCTACCGCCGATCTCTTTTATCAGAGAGGTCAGTGGGTAGTCGCCCAGGAAATTCGTGATCTACTTCATCGAGTGGTGAAACGTACCATCCCTAGAGCAAGAAAACCTGGCTCTGGGCTATTCCACTTGAGTTTCCTTTTTGATACTCATTGTCATTATGACTCTGAGCTTCATAATTGGAGACAAAAGAGAATAGTTTTCAGTCCAGTCAAAAGAAAGGACCGAATTGATGGAGACGAAATCGCCTGCCTCAACAAATGGGGCATTACTACTCACCGACGCCGAAGTTTCGGAAACGGAGGTTCTGATGGTTCCCTCGCACGTAAACCTAATTGGGTATACGTCGGAGGATCCTCAGTTCAACCGATTCGAGACGATTCAGCTCGACTGGGAAGTAAAAGCCCAGAGGTTGACGCATCCGTCTGCAACAGCAGGATACGCGGTCTTCAAGACAGACTGTCTGTCCATCGGAATTCCTCCGGTGAACTTTCAGACCTGGTTGAAGACAGCTACACTGTATGTGCAGCAGGAACTGATGAAGGAACCCCACCATCTACAGGGAGCTTCGGCTCGTTTGTAGAAGAATGGTGGCCAGCTCCATTAGATCATCTCACTGACGATCAAGTGGAATTGGACTTCCTCACCAGTACGAAGCGCGGCGGCTTCAAGTCGAAACGCCGATGGGTCAGCCTAACTAGCTGACGAGGGCTTATTACCCTCAAGAGGAGATGGAACGCATTGTCCCTTCTCTCTCCCTTGTGCTTCATTGCGCAAGTGGAGGGGAGGTGCCCTGCTTTCGCAG